TCAAGATTAGTGGTGCTGTTGATCAACAGTGAACACAACACTCTAGCAATGGTACCGTTGTTGTACTCTGCTACCGGTGCAATCTGCTCTAATAATGTAGCAATACCTGCATTAGAAATACCGTCAGATATATCCAGGCTGAGTACAATACTTCTAGCTTTGATGGTATTATCAACATAATTTTTTGTGGCAGCATCTTGTGCAGAAGTTGGGTCTGCTACTGATTTGATCTTTTTGCTGCCTAAATTAAGACCGCCTGTGCCGTTGATAAGCAACGATAAATCGGTGTTTGATGTTGTTACCTGTATAGCGGCATCATTGAGATATAGGCTATCTACAGATAGTTGTGTTTGCACACCGAAGCTGGTTACACCCGGAATACTAGTTATACCTGGACCAAGTGATGTACCCGACAACACAGTTACTCCGTCAATTTTAAATTCTTTACCTGTGGCTAGATTTATGTGTTCTGAACTGGTCCACGCAGCACTGGCTAATGCAGGAATAGCATCATTGTAGCCTTCAGCAGTTGCAGTCCCGCTAGTGGCCTGTGCTGCTTGACCTACATCGTGCCATAAAAATACATGGCTGGCGGCTCCTTGTAGTACTACACCTCCGCCAGCTGCATTTGTATCTGTGGGTACAATACCAGTTTGTTTGGCCAACACTATGTTCTTATCTTCAATGGTTACTGTGCTGGTATTCACTGTGACCACGTTTCCGTTCACAGTAAGGTCTCCCTGCACTGTGAGACTTCCACCTATTTGTACTTCACTGGTAGGAAATCCATCATATAAATCAATTCGACGAGCATCAGCTTCTATATTGATTGCTGCTTCTGCGATAACATCTCGTCTAACGTTGAAAGTCATCTGTTTGTTTGAAGCGATGTTAGCAATTATTAAATTACCATCTTGAACTTGAAACTGTCCTTGGTTTGCATCTCCAATAATCAACCCTAAGTTTGATGAAATAATAATCTGGCCGTTAACAATATTACTTGTATCGTTTCTAACATATAGGCTCGCAGTCTGACCTCCAAGTTTTTCACTGTTTGTCACAGTAACATTAAACTTTAAACCAGCCAATGTTCCTGCGCTGAATCCAGGTATGATACTACCACTAAATCCGTCGATAGGCAATTTGGGAGTGAATGCATCTTTGGAAAAAATACCTAGCAATATGCCGTTGGTATAGAGGTATACCACTACTCGATTTTGATTTAATGAGTCTAAAATATTCACTACCTTTAGTCCACTAATACCTTGAAGCACAGAATAATCTGGTCCTAATAATATAGTGTTTGAACCGTCAAAGAAATACAACTGTTTTGCCAAATCATTGAACCATAGATCTCCTACACCTAGATTCAAAGGTTGTTGACTGGATATTGTGGCAGAGCTCACTGGCACAAAACCTGTTCCACTGTAGACTTTTAATTTTAATTCGCTTACATCAAACCAAATTTGTCCTCTGATAGGACTTGTAGGTTGGCTAGAGCTGGAAAAATTTTCCAGCAGTTTGACAAAATTTTCATTAATTGATTCACCAAAGCCGCTGTAGTTTTTTCCTATGAGTGTAAGATCTGTTGATAACTCATCTATCTGACCGTCTGCCACTGTGGCTAAAATTGTTCCGTCAGTTTTGTTAATTGTATATGCCATTTGTTTTTACCTTAGAATGCTGGCGGACCAGAATGAATAATATAATTCAATGTCAAAAACGGATTTATAACTGAAAATTCTTGCCCCAGTGTGCCGGATGTTTTAATACCACCCGAGCTGGGGATATATTGACTTTGTCCCACAGTAGTTGGGCCTTTTTCTGAGAAAGATCCCACATCACTAGGAATAGCACTATCTACTCTAGTCGCAAAATATTGCTGTCCAGTTGATCCTTTCATGTTGTGTTCATGATCTGGTAGATTCAACACAGTAAGCGTGTTGGCACTTTGTCCACCGTTGTCACCAAGATTGTCGGGAGCGGTACCAGATACTCTATCTACATTTCCACCTCCTGCATCAATAAAGCCACCTGTGCTATTAGGCACAGTAAAGGCATTATCCATGTTGTCTTTTCCGAGCGGGAATCTACCTCTAAGATCCGGTACCCTAAACGTATTGATACCGTTAAGAGCTGTTACTCCATTGTAGGTTACGCCAATAACATCATATAGGTCGGAATATTTTGTCTGTTCAAGTTCGCTGCCGTCGCACAATACATATCCATATGGAGCTTCTGCTCCGGCATAAGGCAATATGGCGCCAATCGGCACAGCTAAATCAGCAACAAAAGTGTTTCGTGTTTCTTTGATCAGACCAAGACTGGGTCGAAAAACTAATACGGTATCTAGCGGAGTCGATATTAAAGGAAAAGGTTCATCCTTGCTACTAATCAATGCCGAAGTCAAGGTGGTGGTAAATGTTTTGGTATTTCCTCCCACCTGGCCATCAAATATAAAAGACGGAGCTGTTACATCTCCTTCCATTTTAAATGTTGATGTAAATTTTAAGTTTGTTGCTGTAGATGCATTGCCAACAATGTTTCCGGTCAGTACTCCTTCGATGGTTTCAGCAATTAAATTTTTAGTTCTGACATTTTTCCAACGTTTCAACACTGTACCACTGTCATAAAAATCAGTAGCAGCCGGCTGCGTATTATCAAATTCGCTGACTCCGATAACTTTAAGACCGTCACCTACCAGCAAGTTTTTTGTAATTGCAGCACCGCCAGCTGTTCTAAATGTACCGTTGTTGAAATTAGAACTTGCTGTAGTGCCTGTAAGTATTAACGATCCATTAGTTTTAATGTTGCCATCAACATGTAAGGCTTCATCTGGCGATAACACATTGATGCCCACTGTGTTACCAATTACTCGTAGTACTGTAGATGGAATACCATCATTGTTTATCTGTAAATCAATACTGCCACCTGGAGTTGAATCATAAATTCTAGAGGCCACATCAGATGTGGTAAGACTGAATGTGCCGTTGACTCCAATAGTGATGCCTTGATTATTTCTAACATTGATGCCAAATTCAGTAGTATTGACGATATCAGAACGCAGGAATTTAGCTGCGGGAATTTCAACATCTGAAACAATCAACGATTCGGCAGACGTCGCAGCTCCATATATTTTGGTATCAAATCCACCAAGACCAATATTATTTTCTGTGATGTTTAGACCGGACTTAATGGTAATAAATCCTGAAAGAGATAATTTCGGAGTAAAACTATCCTTGCTGAATATAATTACCGGGATATCTTCGATGTAAAATATCAGTACCACTCTAGATACGTTATCAGAATCTGTAATAGATTCCACTATGGGGCCGCTTCGTAATCCTGTTGAAAAGTTAGGTCCTACTAGAATCCAGCGTGTGCCACTGTAAACATACAGTTGTTGATTAGTTGTGTCTACCCATAGTTCTCCAACTTTTGACTGTTCGGTAGAAGGTTCAACTCCACCTTTTTGAATGTTGCTGGCTGCTTTCCAGGCGGTACTGTCCCATAACTGAAGAACACCGTCAGTGGTATTATACCACAACTGACCCTCAACAGGGTTCACCGGCTGTGTTTCTTTGGCAAAATTTTCTAACAGTGCTAGGAAATTTTCAGCTATTGTCTGACCGTAGCCTGTGACATTTCTACCAGGAAATGTCAAACTGGTATCTGTGCTGGAAGTATTATCGTATACCGTGATTGGTAACTTGTTGTCTTTGTCTGTAAAATTAACAATATATGGCATTTTTAGACCTCAGTGAAACTGGTTAAACTTTGAATACGTATCGTGTAGTCAATTTGTAACAGTCTATTCAATGACTTTTGCACAGGATGGAATATCACATGTGTCAACAACTTTCCGGTTCCTGATGGGTTAAAGGATATCAATCCCAATTCATCAAACACAAAATTACCACTCATATCCACACTGTTGTCAAAGGCTTCCTGGCCATCTGGCTCACCGTAGTCTAATATGCAACTGATGATGATATCACTATAGGTGGCTCCGCTAATGTGACGGATCTGCATTTTATTTCTTATGGGGTCAACGTTTTCTATAGCGTTTTGATCTATGACTTTTTGGAATGTTTGATTATATAGGCTGGTGTTTATGCCCACTGTATTGGGTGTTAAATAGGTAATAAGACCTGTGGGATCAACATTGGTACCGCCGTTGCCAAACACCATTTGATATAGCGTGCCTTGACCTTGATTGCTAAGGCTGTTAACCATGGCTACACTCATGTTTTCATAATGAATTGCATTTCTTTTGTCGATTAAAACTTCGCCGGTAGTTGGATCAAATATCTTTATGTGACCTTCAAAATGAAATCCGCCGGTTTCATTGGGCAGTTTTTCAGGTTTTTCGCTGTTGTTTGGCATGATGTTTTCGTGTTGGTTATTCATAGTAGTATTTATTCGGGCAATTCAGAGGTCTTGGCAGCAATGAATTCTGCAATAGGAGTGTGATTAGACAACAGTGTCACACCCTTGCTGGCAGAAAACTCACTTCTCTCATACCATATTCTTCCCAATTTCCTTATAATTGTAATTTTAGCCCCCGCAGCCACAGGTTCAGTCAGCCTGATGTAGGGAGTAGTTCCACTCACTGAAAATTCAGCTTCTACAATCTCGTCTGCCGATGGACTGCTGGCTCCATTAGATTCCACATATACATCTAAAGGATTTTTACGCAATCGTCTGCCCGACACAAACACTTCCACTTGATCGCAGGCACCGTAGCTAGAAGGAATAGAATTTCTGTACCAGCTAGTTCGAACTGCTTGAGTTGGTGTAAAATCTAGAGGACCAATCAGTAATGTACTACCGTCACTAATAAAATTAAATTTTTCTTGATTCTCTGTATAGGGCAGAGTATCATTGGCACCTGCATTTATAACATAACTGCCTGCGGCATGGATTTCTGCAATTCCTGTGCCAAAACAGCCACGACGTATCTGTGACAAAATATTGCCATTCTTTTCAAAATAGTCAATACGCTCATTGTTAATGATAACCACTCCGGGAATTCGTCTACTCGGTATAGGATTAGATAATTCACTGCTGTTAGTGACTTCAATTTCAGTGTCATAGTAGTTTAGTGCTTTGGCCAGTCTAATAGTTTTTGATATTGAATGCCGTTTGTAATGATAGTTGTTGAGCATGTCTTTGAAAATTTCAAATGCACGATTTGGTTTGTATATGATATTGCCAAACTGCACTATTTTTATAAGATCATTCACTGTTGAATCTTCTGTGAGATATATCACTGATCTTGGAGCATCTAATCTGTAGTCTGCATCTTTGGTCAATCGTTGACCATTTTTATACACCCAAATAAAATTCTCATCTATAGGTTGTCTTGGCAGTTGAAACTGTATACGACCTCCGGTATATTCGTCGGTAATCATATTCAGTGTTGGATATTCACTGAAACAGATTATCTGTATATCATCATTGAGAGACAGATCCACAGTGGCAGGAATCACAAGATTATTTCCAACTATAGAATATTCAGCTCTTACATTAGTTTCTATTCTTATAACATCACCTAGTGTGAGATTTTCTGCGGGAATGTTGATTAAATTTTCGTTTCCGTTATAGGTAAAATTAATCACAAACTGTTGTAACACTTCGTTGATATAGACCTTTATACCACCCGACGTAATAGTTCCAATAGACTCTGCAGGATCTACTCCCAAGGTGATATTATTGTTTGTACCGTCATATACAAGATAAGTGGTATCGATTCCCTGTAAGAAAGTTCCATTGACATTGACTAGCACCGAAGATATTTCAGACGATCTTTGTAGATTAACAAATTGATCTACAGGAATACTGCGAGTGCTGCCGTCAAACGGCACAGTCTGTTGATTTATTCTAACAAAACTGAGATTATTAGAATTAGAATATTCACTGGATTCAAAACATATTATTTTTATCACTTGCCTAAATCCTGGTGCTACTCCAAATTGAACCATGGTTTTGTTTTCAACGCTGATAAAATCAGAGCTGTTTACAAATCCGGTATCTATTTCTTCACCATCTAGTGTGACCAACACTGCTGAAGTCTGTGCATACTGAGCATTGGTTAAAAACAAGTTTGTTGTGCCGTCGGCTACAAATTCTTGGTAGTCGATTATTCCAATACCGCCTATGCCTATAGATACAATTTCTATTATATCGCTGATTGCAGGGGCAAGATTAAATTCAATTTCATTTTCCACAAAATCAATACTGAAATTAATAGTGCTATCTCCAATGTATTCCTGTTTGATTTTATTCACATATACTGTGACTGCTTTAGATTCTACTATGGTAAGTCCAATCTTGAATCTACGAGTAGATCCATCCCCTATGTATCCACGATGTTGTAAAGGAGCAGCTCCTGGATCAGTTTTGTTGAAAACTTTTATACTTACACTGTCTAGAATTTGTCCTGGAACATTTTCCTCAGGTGCTGGTACTTGATCCGGACTGACAAATTTTTCACCGTCTATGACTATTTCTTCTGGAGTCATTCCAGATGCTGAAACATAGGCGCCGCCTATATTGGCTAATGTACCGCCACTGATCCTAGTGTCTAGAAGATTTACATCACTGATTGTTACAGATCCGTCACTATCTAATTTTCTGAAGATTAGTGTATCACCAGGCTGAGTACTTAGGTATCTGTGTATTTCTATAATTTTTGTAGAACCATCTCCGATAAATGTTGGCATTTCTGCATTAGCATTTGTGCGCACACTGGAATCTAAACTGGGATCGTACAACGGGTCGTCGATTCTGATAGGTCGATTAGTTCCTGATCGTTGAATATAGATTGATATTGGCTGATTGTTTTCTGGAGTGTAAGGCAAGGACACAAATGTGGTACTGCCGTCTGCAACATAATAAAAATCATTGCTGGATTCTACACTGTCCCAACTGTCTGTAAACCAAGGAAGAGCATCCCAGCCTCCGGTAACTTCAAAGGTTGTGCCCTGCACTTGCACACCTCCAAAATCTATACCGGTCATTAGCTGGTCTAATTCTTGTCCTTTCATACCACTTGTTGGAGCGTAATATTTGTTAATTCTATCCACACTGTCTAATAATAGATCATTCTTTTCATAGGTAACAACAATTACATCTCCAGCCAAGGGTGATATATAGAATTTTATTTTTCCTTTTAACAACCCATAGGTGTCTGTACTGGATGTATAGAGATCTATTTCATATTCTGTATTCAACACTGTTTGATTGTTTTTTATCACTGAAATCTTGGTTTTATCTCTAGTAGGTGCATAGATTAAATCAAAGATTGCACTTGATCCGGTGGCTGTAAACGACTGAGTATTTGACAACTGACTATAAGTTCCTATTTTGTTGGTTCTGTCAAATCTCATAGTGATATCAAAAGATCTTACCTTGCTGCTGCCCAGCACTGCTGCTGCTTTTGCAATGTTCACTGATGCTCCATTACCGCCAACTAGACTGATTACAGGAATACCCGTATACCCAGATCCTTGAGTGATGACCTGTATGCCTGATACTCTGCCGTTGGAAACAAATGCCTGTGCTGTGGCACCTGATCCATTGCCTTGAATTAATACCGTAGGAGGTGATGTGTAGTCACTACCACCATAGGATACAGAAATAGCAGTGATTGAGTAGCCGTTATTTTCTTGCCAAGACTTCCAAGGGTATTCATCAAGTCTATTGTAGTATTGATTTACAGGCAGTATCTTTCCATCTCTAACTGAATAGGCTGGTGGCAGATCAAAGTCAGAAGTTGCAGCACCATTGATATCAAGATTGGTGTATCTGCTGGTATATTCTCTAATGCTGGTTCTATAGGGTTTTACTTCTTCTATATATTGTTGAAAACTTTGTAGATTGTCATTTTTGTAATTTTTAGGTTGATCTAATGCACCAACGTTATGTGTGGCGTTTAAGAAACTGGTCTTGAATGCCCAGTCAATGTAGGTCTGTTCTGAGAAAGCATACTTGATAGATGAGAAGAACAACTTGTTCCATTCCACTGTGAGATCATCAACAAAAATATTTTCTTTGGCGGCCTTAAGGATAAATCTCAGTTCTTTGGTTGGTTGAAGATCGTACAAGGCAGCATCATAGGATCCCACATTGTCATAACCCAAGCTGTTGACCAGTCTATTGTACAATATATCTTTGATTCTTATTGTGCCACGCTGTTTACCCACAAGATTGTAGTTGTCCAACAGGGTTCCTTGATCCTCTTCAGTTCTCGCCAATACTGCCCATCCGCCATTAGAATATTCTTTTATTCTAATTAGATCTCCCACTTGGGTTTCTATAGAAGGTTCTTGATAGATATTGTCAATTTCTTTAATTATTCTTGAGCTCGGAGAATATCCTTGATCCCACCAATCTATAAGTTCCCAATAGACAGTGGTATCATAGCCTTGAGATTTGCTACGGTAAAAAATTCTGCGTTGTTGGTCCCATCCATAGATACTCCAAAATCCATTGGCTGTGCTGTCACTGACTAATAACACCGAAAATGGTCTGATTTTCACTATGGCTGTGGAGTATTTTTTTCCTTTTGATGTAAGTGTTATGGAGTTGACCTTGCCCTGATTGTTAAGTGTAATCACTGCTGTGGCTCCAAATCCATCTCCTTGGATTTCTACATATGGCACAGTTCTATATCCAAATCCTGGATCTACAATATCAATGGTATCAATTTCACCATTGATAATATTTGCAAAAAACTCTGCTTGGCGAATTTTTACAGTACCCACTTGTTCGAGATCAATATTAGAATCAACGATAACATCGTACTGATTTAATAGCTGTCCGGGAATAGGATCTAATTTATTGAGATTTTCAAAGTTAATAGTATCTGCAAACGGTCTAGTCAATAAGATATCATTGATATTGTCTATGGCAATTTTCAATGCTTTGTCTCTATTCACAAACATGCTTTGACGGGGTCTTACACCGAGTCCATATTTTTTCTTTGCGGGAAGTTTTGGATCTGGAACTGCGTTACCAGCACGATCTTCACCCACAAGACTATCTAACCATTTTTCTTCAAGTGTAGCCGTAGGCAAGCTGTCAGCAACACCGTTGGTCAACAATTGATATTCTCTGTGAACTGCGTTCAACTGCTTGCGATTTTTGATGTATTCAAAATTAATTAACGCAGTATCAGTGTTGATCACAGTGGGCAAATTATAAGCTAAGAATTTGTCCTCACCGATCACTGCCATAAATGCAGCACCTGTGCCTATGGGGTTAGCAATGGCCGACTGTATGGCGCTGGCGGAAATTTTTCGCTGAGCCAATGACGGCAAGGTAGTTTTAGATTTTACCCAATAGTAATGTAGTGTGCTTGTGGCCAGCCCGGTATTGGGGTTAAAAAATACTTTGGTATTGTACACAGTATCATCTATGAATTTTGGCTGACCAGATATGCCCTCTGCAAGACCTTCTACGGTATCTGCCAAGATGCTCCATTCTGATGGTAGTAACGGACTTGCTACCCATTCATAGATATCTATAGAAGACCCGACTACCTGCGAATTCCAATTGCCAATTCTGTAGGCAAAATCATCTTGTTCATAATTCAAATATTTTACCGTGCTAAGGTCCCACCATATCTGTCCCACAGGTTTTTCGAACCATGCCTGAGTTTCATCTATAACCTGTTCTTCAGTGGCTGTGATATAGATTGCAGGATCATACACAGTTTTAAAGCTAATTTCTTGTTCGGCTATTCCTAGTATTTTTAGTTTATATCCATCTACAATATCCAGATCAGTGATTTTTATGTTGTTAACATTGTCAAATAATTCAATGTTTTGCAGTAGATCAACATCTATAAGTTTGTTTTGTTGACCGATAGTTTTAAAACTATCTGTATCAGTAGATGTCTTAAACAGTCTTACTCGTCCTGCTGGAGCGCCGTCAACTTGATAAGTAGGTGAACCCACCACAATGATTGAGCTGGTGGTGTCGATAGAGTATCCAAACGATTCACCTGACTGAAACTCTGCTTCTAGTTTTTCTACCAAGAAATAACCAGTGTCTTTTCGTTGATAGACATAGACCTGTCCTGGGAAACCCCTAGGATCGGAAAATGTAGTTCTACGTTTGTCAAAGGTTGTAAAATTAAATTGCGTGGTAATAGAGTATCCTGCATTCTTGGCAGCCACTACGATCTTTTCTGTAGATGGACTTATAGATATGCTGGAACCAAAATATTCATTGGTGAAATATTCAAAACTCTGTAATTTTTGTTTCAATCTAAATTGACGCACAGAAGAATCGCTGTCAAATTTAAACACATAGGCAGCACCTTGATTCTGTTTGGTAATATCTGCCAACGGACTACTGGCCACAATGGTAGTAGCGGCGGCATCTATGTCTATGGCAAATCCAAATTGATCTCCGGACGCTATAATTCCACCGTTTCCGGTGTCATTGATATCTGACAGTGAATCTGCAGTTATGGTCTGTAGCAGGGAATATCTGTTATTGGCATCTCTTTCATATATAAAAATCTTGCCGGTGGAAGGTGACGCACTGTCGCCTATATTTGACCAAGGCAATCCGTTATCTGGATAATCTGCTAGACTGGTTATAGATGATGTAGTTGCATCTATCAACCTGTGATATCCGCCCTGCCATTTGACCACATCGCCTTCTGTGTATTCCTGGTACAGATTCCAATTGCCTTTGTAGTTAGAAAAATACTGTCCGTCTGAATTAGGGGCGCCTATAACTAACACTGAGCCATCTCGACTCATGGTCAAACTTATACCAAATTGGTCTCCGTCCTTGACTAGTTCTGCCAACTGGCTTGTACTCAATAGGCCTTCTGCAAGTGTTGATCCGTCATCATCCATGGCCACATTTGTTGGCAATGAGCATTGCGTGGACACAGGATCTAATTTTCTCCAATTAGTCAGCACCGTGGGTAATATTGCGCCACCTTGATTGTCAATCACCGATTCATACAAATCTCCCTGATACCATACTATCGATCCGGCCGGATAGAATATTAGAGACGATGTCTGATATAATCCTAGGTATTTGGTGTTTTCTAAATGCTGCCATTCTGTACCGTTGTAGAAATATAGATATACGCGGCCTCGACCTGTATTGGCTCCTAGTGCCGGGTCGCACAGCGAGCCCACTGCCGACACTGCCATGTAATAGGTGTTGCCGGATACACCAATTGAGATAGCACTGCCAAATTGTTCAAATGCTGCTTGGCGGGGACTCACAAAATTATGAGCAATTTCCCATTGTCCCTGAAAATACCTATACAGAGAGATCATGCCCTGATCTGTAAATCCATTTCCTCTGGCTGCAGGATTGGCATTGATTATAGTGGCTGGTTTCCAATCTTCACTGTTGAAATTAATAGAACTGCCGTCCCCTACACTGATGTTATTCACAGCTTCCCAAAGTTTTCCCTGATATAACACAGTTTCGCCTACGAGATAACTGACAGACTGATTTAGCTCGCCTAGATAGCCACTTTTTACACCGCTGGCATTTGGTGAGCCAACTGCCAACCATCTATGATCAGGACTCACTGCTAATACCTTACCAAATGATCCTAATACTGCTGTATCAAAATCGTTGGGTGGGGGCACTATCTGTTTCAATATCAATTGTGATCCAGCAGTCTGTGTTGTATAAATCATCACGTAACCCGAGTCTGGAATGCTGGTAGCAATTTGTTTGAGACTGTCTAGATACACTACAGCGGTGCCCGTGCCAAGAGGAGCGGTAATCCCGTATTCTGTAAATTCAAAAGTTGAATATTGTTTGGTTTTTTCTACAACTTCCCATTTGTTGTCGCCGTTGTTATCCACCCAGAGTTTTGATCCAAGGCCAAGCAGTGCAGTTTTTTGATCATCTAATTCTGCATAAGTTGCAAATCTCACTGTGGTGAAAATTCCTACCACTGCGGAGGTACTATCTTCTATTTCTGGCACATCAGTAGACGATGGTGCCACAATAATGGCATTGCGTGTGACTGATGTAATCTTAAAGAATCCATTGAGATTCAATACGTATGTGACGCCTACAATATCGTCAACTGCAAAATTATGCGGTCTTTCAAATGTCAGTTCTATTTGAGTTTCGGATAATTTTTCAACTCTGCTGATTCTCAACGCCAATTCTTCGTTGTAACGCAACACTGTCCACGAAGACTTATCAAACGTGATCCAAAAGTGTGTGTTGTCAAACACTGTTCTAATATCTAGATCAAGAATGTCATCTTTGTTTTTGAAAATAAAATCCACATGTTTTTTATTAACATAACCTGCAGATCTAGTAACCCCATCATAGTCAATTAATGGGTTGAGATTTGTAGTAAAAGGAGTATCGGCTAGGGTAAAGTTAGAAGATTTTATTCTTAGATATTGATCTAAAACAATCCCCGTATCTTCACTATAGGTTATTAATATAGGTTGAGGATTGATAAGGAAAGCATCTTTTTTTATTTCAAATTCGAATTCTTTGGTTTGATCTGTGCCACCGTATTGCGCTATTTTAAATGCCCACTCTTCTGTTAGTACCACACTGTCGTCATCTGTTCGACTGATTTTATCAAACACCTTGACAATAGCATTGGCTGTACCTTTTTCTCTGATAAATCCTTGATAAATTCTAAACTGCGTAATTTCGTCTTCGGCTAAATTTTCCAGATATTCTCTAGGCTGATATCCTATGGCATGTCTTGCAAGATTTCGTTGGCTGGATCCGACACCGTCGGTGTTTACTTCATAGTAGTCTTCAAATTGATTTATTCTATAGTCAAAATTTGGAATTAACGATTTAGTTGGAGTGGAATCAAGTTTTGTCCAACCAGCATCTTGAAATTCTGCAGAGCCTAGTTGGCTATACCTGCTGGTCCAATTATACGATTTATAAGCAACAATATCACCAAGTTTATAGTCTGTGAAAGGTTGCCAAATCTGTATGTTGACATTGTCAAACAAGAATCCAGGACTGGTATAATCACCATCCCAATCTACTGTACGGAACCCACGGCTCTTGATTCGTTCCTGACGATATCCTGTAGGTTTATCATAGATAACATCATTGAAAACTGTTCGATCATCAAACACAACCACATGTTCTTTGAGAACATAGTTTAATTTTAAGAAATAAATTCCTTGATTTGTATTGATAGTTGATAAACTTATAGTTTGAAAATCTCTGTTGACATTGATATTTTGAGGTGACAGCGGGGTACCATCATCCTTTAACACCTGATAATCATAAAAACTATCTAATACGTTGTCTGCTACTCCAACTGCGAAGTTAATTTTCAACAACGATGCTGCTGGACTAAGTGTTAACAGCGATCCCTCAGACCAATTCTGCTGACTCCAGAACATGAATTCTTTAGCAGAAGTAAACCAATCTCTAGCTGCTTGATACTGTGAATCGTAAAAATCAAAAACAAATCCCACGCTTTTGAGATATTCTTGGTAGCCTAGAATAAAATCTATCACCTGTTGAATATCATTTACTACTTCGCCATAGAATAATTTTCTTATTTTAAGTTTGTTGAAATTTCTTCTTCTAAAAGCATTGATGCCACCAGTGATAGGGGCTCCTGCTAATTTCCTCCATGTTGCTGTGCCATTAGGAGTTTCTTCAAATGCGGTGCCACTGGTATGGCTGCGTATACTGCGATAAAATTGATTTAGATGTCTAATTACTACCCCATTACCATAGAATTTTTCACTTTCCCAGTCAAAGAAATTTTCGCTGACTCCCCCTACCTGGATGACAGGGTCACGCTGAGATTGTATAGCGGTATAGTAATTGAAAAAGGCATTGGAAGTATCGTAACCATTGATCTTATATCCTCTGTTAGTTTTTTCTACGATTACTCCGCTGTACACAAGATTTGCAATTGGTGCGCTAACATTAAAAATTATGTCATAATTCTCTGGAGGGATAAAAATACTGCTAGAAGTCGATTTTGGATTCTTGCTGTCTAATACATATTTTTGTTGTGCCTGGTCTACAAACCCTGCTAATCGATTGGATAATTTAACATTAATATTTGACAATTTGTCTTCTAGATTGGTAGGGGTAGTGGCTGTGCTTTTTAAATAATTTACAATATAAATTACCAATCCTGACACTGGCTGATCTACAGTGGATTCATATGCTAAATCATCCATGGTCAGAAACATCTGTGTATTTGTATTAACTGTTTGTCCAAGAATATTTGTGGTTACTGCGCTTCGATTGAAACCGTCTGCAATAAATTCCATAGGTTTCAACAATGACAATACTGACATGACAGCAAATGGCCATTCACTACTGGACCTCCATGCAAATTCTACAGGAGCTAGATCTCCAAGTTGAAAAGCTCCTTGATTATTGACCAATGAAAAATTGCCAGCAAGACCAGAATCTAAAGGACTCAACAATTGGCCATCTCCGTCTACGGGGATGTGTTGCATGATTGAAGGACGCTTATACCTGTCGTATGTGCCGGCACGATCACCTTGACGAATTATGCCATCTCTAAGATCTTCCCACAGAATTAAATTATTTGAAGTATAGGGTGCTGGACCGTATTCACTTTCCCACCATGTGGGTTTTTCAGAGAATCCCAACATTTCCCAAGGCGATTGGTGCGGTCTTGTTGTGTCATAAAACCATTGATAAACTCCTCTCCAATACCCTGGAAGATTCACTGTGCCCGTAGGATCAGTCATGTTGCTGTAGGTATAAGTGAAAGAATTTTGAGAATCGAAATAACTGTTTTTTACGTAGTCAATGCTAGTGCCTTGAATCCATTTCAAAAATTCAGCAGTTACAATACTGTCAACTTGGAGTTTGTTATACTGCGAGTTTCCGTAATAACCGCCTAGCACAAGATCAATATCAAACACATTTTCTTTATATTCTTGTTTGATATTGTTGTAGATTCTGTATTCAAGTTCAAGTAAAACATCATCTCTAAAATCACCATAGGCAACAGTGATACTTCCGTCGTGTCCTTGAATTACTTCTTTTGGTTCGACATAGGTGTCGTCTAAGAATTTTTTAGGTAGATATTTTTTATATAATCCTAGCTTGGTAGGAGTTGGTGGAATAAAATTCACAGCCGTCGATACGTATTCTCTAATTTGAATTTTATCGTTTTCAGCAAGCTGTATTTTTAAATTTACAAAACCAAAAGTTGAATTAAACTCATAGTCTTTAGCATGTAAAAGCTGTTGATTGTTATAATACACATAGACTGCTCGAGAACTAAGTGTAGCAAGATCAAATTTTTCAGACAGTGCAAATGTTTTGATCCCGGTGTCTTCTACTGTGTAGTCTATTGTAGAATATGCTCCACTACCGATCATGTCCGATCCGGCAAAGGGTCTGGTAGAATTTTGTGATCTGCTGATTTCTTCTAGTATAGAATCTACAAAATCTTTTGGAGTTTGATCATAGTACAGTTCATTGGCTAGTGTGATGAAACTGTTTTTAAAATCTGTATAGGTTTTTTTGGCATACTGTATAGACTTGATGATATTGATTTCTTTATCACATAACAATGCTATCGACAGTGGGGCGGGACTAGAATGTTTTAGAAATCGTCTAGTAAGATTTTGAAATCCACTGATATCACGTAGATTATTACTGCCAGGATATCGCCCAACAAAATTATCTAGCATTTCTAGTCCGCTAGAAATATGGTCAGATGCCTGTCCGAGAGTAAATGTGTTTATTCTTTCATTTAGAGGATTTTTTTCCAGACCCATTGGTATTTCATAATATCCTAGGTCAGGCACAGTGTCTGCAAATAATTTAATTGTGATAACATCGCCAACAGCAAAATTTGTTGTGAAAGTGAAGGTGTTGATGTTTCTTGTATAGGTGTCACGTAGTTGTACACCGTTGAGATAAAATAAAATCTTTGCTATCTTGTCATCTGCAAGTGTGGTCCAATCTACTACTGATGTGACAAGTTCATTAGTAATAGAATTTACAGTAATTGTATCTATTATAGGTTGCACAAAATCAGGATCTAGTTTTAACCAACCATTGTCATACTGTTCATCTGTGTTAAATTTGTAAAATCCTGTGGCTAGATTTTTATAATACAGTTTTTTATCGATGGTGTAGTTAAAAACATCACTGTCTAGATTCCAAGCAAACTGTATATCTCCAACATTATCTATATTAAGATAACTGATAGCAAAGCCTAGCTCGTTGTCAACAACACCTATGCCTTGTTTGTAGCTGATAATCGGACTGCCCACAAACGAGCTCACGGGATATGATTCACTATCACCAAAACTTACAGCATCAGCATCAAACATATCAAATAATGGGGCTTGATTGACACTTGTTTTTGTCTGGCTCTTGATCCAGTTGGTGCCGTTGAAGTGATACATGAATCCACGATTTGCAAGGCCCAGTCTAATTAACACACACTCTCCCACTGTGGGATCTAATTCTGAACTTCTTATCAGACTGATTTGTCTTGAGTTGACATGCCTAATAAATTTCACTGTGTATATTTGATTATTTGCCAACTTGTCAGTGTCGTTGGTTATCAAAATTCTAGCACCATCAAAAAGACTTTCGCCATCGATGATATATCCGCTACTGCCTTCTATAACTGAAAATACATCTGTGGTAAAATCGTCTACATAATCCACTGCAGGCATTGCCAGTGATCCGTGATTGTATAATTTTAAATTTGATTTGAATTCTATTATAGGACGTTTTGCTCTAGCAGTTTCATCTGCTGAAAAACTAGATTGATTTAGGCCATGAGCATAATCTAGGACTGCCCTGTGATACCATCTGTTGTATCTTGACCATGGATTAGAATCCGCACTGGCTCTGTTAATTGTGATATAATCTTTGTTGCTAGGAAATGCAGCAGCATCATCAAAGGGTTGAGTATCAAATCCACCATTATCAAATAAGATTTCTGGCGAAGAATTTGAAAATGTAGCAGATACCACAAGATCAGCAACATTGATCAATGAAATCTTTTCTCCTACACCTTCTACTACCCATTTGTTGTTCATAGATTGATTACTGTATTTTGCCGGTGATACTGTGCCAGTAAAATAAACTATCATGCCGTTACTGAAAGTTATACCATTGCTGCTGGTATATGTGGTTTTACCAAGAATCTCTTTTTCAATATCAATTTTAGTATTGCTTTCAATATTAGCAATTATGAAACGACCAAATCTATTGGGATCTGTGAAGCTTTGATAGAATAGCACATCGGGTGCATCTAGAGGCACAGTGAAAGTTATGGTGCCATTTTCAGTTCCGTTATTGGTCAATCCTTTGGTATAGTCAAACGAAGTAGTCTCGTTGGCTGCATCAACAAACTCCCAATCATCACTGTTTTCATCTATGGTGCTGCCGTCTGCAGGATTGATATTTTTTTTGGCCTTCCATATCTTACCATCAAACACAGTGAGCTGGCCTTGGACATAGGGGAATACAGGATTGTATTGCAATGTACCTGTATCAACATTGGTTCTAATGATAAATGGATTGCCTGGTGTTGCAACTTGGAATTTGTAAGTCTGCCCTCTATACAAGGTGATTGCAGGATTGTTGGTCAAGCCATCTGGTGTGAATATAAAAACGCTACCCACACCAGATCTCACACGATAGGTGCTAGTGATGTTCTGCGCTTGGCCAAGAATTTTAATTGGCGGTGGACCTTCAGGCACCCAATAGTACTCACGATAATTGACCATCTTGTCCCATTCTATAGGAGGATTCCAAGTATAGTGATCCTGCGATACTATTAAGTCGTCTCTTTCTTCGTTGTTGTTAAAAAACTTTATTTGATTTTTAAAATCTATATAGTCCCAAAAGTCAGTAACCTTTTGATCTTTTTCAACCACAACTGCTGGTTCTAGCTGATATCTACTTCTTAGTGTTTCGTCACTGTCAAGATATATGTCTTTGGTATTAAATGTTTTGCCGTATCTTCTGCCTATATATCCCACTTTCTTTTCAAGTACACCTGGTTGAGTCAGAGGGTCCAGAGTCGCTGCTAGAAATTTTTGATTTGCTTCCGTTTGAAAAATCTGTGGGAGTAGTTCAGAAGTTTTTCTAATAGGTAGACCGCTGTTGGGAAATATTTTATCTGCCATTTTTAATTTGTACTCGATATAACTGAATCAACGGATATTCTAAGTTCCGAAGCAGAAATTGCAGTTACAATTTCTATGTCATCTACTGTAGCGCCGCTGACAAAAATTTCATCAACTCTGCTTTGTATCTCAAACAAACTACCAAATGACTGTGTAATCTGTCTTGGCAGAATTATCATGTTGCTGATGTCTGGAGCTGCTGTGTTAATCACATATGTGACCAATTCACTGACGTAAAATCTATCACCAAAATCCCAATTATTGATATCAAAAAATTCGTTGATAGCATTTATAATTTTAACTTTTAGATCGTTGTCGTTGATTAGTCTATTTGAATTTTTAACTATTTTAAATTTTGCTTGGAACTGCACGTCGGCAGTTGATCCAAACAACACCTTGTAGGCCACAGGATGATATATTATTTCATCGGATATAGATTTGATTAGATCTAAATTTGAACCAAATGCAATTCGTAGACTATCACTGTTTGGTTCATCTGGTTTCTTGGCTGCGCCTGCAAGATAATTTCTAAATGCAGTGTTATAGCTTCGTGTCAAAAGATACACATCAACAATATTGCTAGAGCTAGGATCAATTCTGCGATCAACATTAGCATTGTGAATGTATTGGAATTTAAGTCCTGCTCTGCCGTAATTTGCAGTGTATGAACTTTCTAATACCAAAGTATTTGTGTTTCGATCAACTCGCTTGATCACATTTTCATTGCTATCATAGAAGTAGATCAATTGACCGTCGGCATAGTCATTAACATTAATCAGACTTTCTTTCTGGATCACAATAATAGCGTTATCACTATTATCAACATATTGTCTAATTTTATTACCTGCCACGTCTACAGATTCTTGAAAGAATAAAAATTTCAAATCAAAATCTAGTCCCGCTACCTGTTCAAATGCTTCGGGATTGTCAATTACTCCATCGCTATCAGAATCATAAAATTCAATTTTGATTTCTTCTGTACTTTGATATCCGTCGTCAAAGGTAATAGCATCACTAATAGCAAAAGTTATATCTTGCTTCAGAGGATTCAAAAGGTTACTGTCCGGATTAATTCCTAAAATCTTAATTTGATCTTTGACCACATCACCGGTTTTACCGTTATAGGTTTTTTGTGAGCTATCATAGTAAAATCTATTTTCTTCTAGGCTGCCGAACACATACTCTAAACCACGTATTCTAACAAAATATTCATCTGCCTGTTTGACAAATGCAATAATCCATGACGAATCTAAATTTTGACTGGTTGTGTCACCACTTTTACCAAGGCTGAAATCATTAAGAAGATTTAAATCGGCAGTGGCCACTAATTTCCAAGTTGAATCACTTACAGAGAAACGCAGGCCAAAATTGAGATTGGCCAACATTAGGTTGATCATTTCATTTTCTATTCCGTTAGGAAGATTATTCACAAATTTAGCCACTATCCTTGTAGCAATGGCTTCTGATGGGATAACGTCGCTAAACTGAACTGCTCCCAGTCCGGAAGATAGAATTCCCACACCTGCATTGGTGCCGTCGCCAGTAATTTTAATCACTTTGGTCCACAATCGATCTTTCTGTTCAGGATCGTTGGCATCGGTGGTAACCAATTTACCGCGTCTAAAAGACTTACCTGCTGGTGCTGTAAATTTAACCAGTGTACCTGGAGTGATGTATTGCAGTGTGCTAGTGGTATATGATCCAACTTTTAAAATTATATTATCAATAAAATTGTAAAAATATCCGGTAGAATTATTCACATCTGTGGTTATCTGTTTCCAGCGATAATTTGTATCACTAAACAAGATCTTGTCAAATTTAGTGAGATAAAAATTGTAAGTATCTGCAGAAGTGAAAATAGGTTCGATACTGTTGCGTATAAAATTAATGATATCAATTCTATTTGTGAATTTAAATGCTAAGGATTTCTCAACGTTTTGTTTATAAATGAGTCCATCGGCAGCAAATACATTTATGCTGGAATATTTTCCACTGGCATCAATTAAGTCATAGTTTCTACTGATTCCACTTGATACTCTATTGATTGCTTTTACTTTGAGAATGTTCTGTGAAGTAGATAATGGGGCGAGATTGTAGTCTTCTCCGGTTATCATTCTATTCTGTGTGTAGTATTGCGCAGGAGCATTTGTTCTAATTGAAGCTAGGGACTCACTTGGAGAAGATGAACTCACGGTAGATTTGAGACTCATGGTCAATGTTAGTGTATGACGGACTCCTGATTTGCTGACATAGGGCACAGCAATACTAATACCGCGCATTTCGTTTGGTGCTATTTGATAGCTGAGACCATTACTGGTTCTATAATAGACTCTAAACGATCCTTGAGGCAGATTACCATATACTCCGTCTGCAAACGCTAGATCAATTCTATCATTTTCTTTTGTGATCACTGAATAGATATTTCTAATATTATTATTAATACTGTTGTATGATATGTTATTACCTATGAGAGCGGATACTTTGGTCCATTCGTTTAATTGTACGCCTGCCGAATTCAATGCAAATAACCATACATCGTTGTTGTTGATATTATTGCTGTCCACAGCAATTAATTCATTCGTTGCAGGAATATCAATTGAAAAATCTGCCAGCTGCAGACTACCTTGTTTGAACATTAGGTAAAATCCAGTATTAGCACTGGTTCCACCTTTACCATCATTTCTATACACAAATCCTAATTGATTACCGGGGACTGGAGATTCTTCGTAGATTTCTTCTTTGCCTTTGAAACTGGTACTGACTAATTCGAATGTCATTTGTCGACCTGCTACTATTTTGCTGTAGGTAAAAATAGGCACGTCGCTCGACGATGTTCTAAATCGATATTGTTCTGTGGGTATTCCGTCAATTGTTGCAGACCCTTGGCTGCGACCAAATGCTGTGTTATCTGTCATCGCAGCATTTAACACCGTGACAAATTGTTCTACCCAGTTAGAATTAGTGGGATCATTCCATACAATGGTCTGTTGCGCTAGATTCTTACCGTTGTTGTCCAACACACTTTCAGTGGTGCTTATGGTGTCAAATTTCAACAGCCCAACTGACGGTAGATTGCGCTTGGCATTATAACTCAACATTTTTGCAAGACGTAAAACACTTTCTTTACGTTCTGCCAACTCGATAAAATTTTCTCGGCTAGCTAGATCTATTCTAAAAGATAGGCTTTGTCCTAGAAAAGCAATGGCATCAATTAAGGCAAGATATTCTGAACTTTCAATGTAATCGTTGAAATCTTCTGGATAGTTTTCTCTGAAATAGGCAATGATGACTCTGCGAAGATTTTCAAAATCGTAGCTTTTGAAATCGGCATTTTGAAAAGTCTGGTAGATTCTAGTCCAGTCTTCGTTCAATATCAAGTTGTTTTGTCTAGACGTTGTGGTCATTTTGCTATCCTATCATGTATTTAACTAATAAAATTAACTGCTTACTTTATAATATTATTTTCTCGATCAAAATCAAAAGTCATTCGTTCATTGATATTAAATGGAATATAGGTGATATCTGCTTCTATTCGTATGCCCATATCTGTGCTGTCTATAATTACTCCGTTAATTGCTATACGGGGATCATAGTTAATGATCTGTTCAACATCTTCTGTTATAAGTTTTTTGACTTCTTCGGTAAATTGTTCAAACAACAGATCCCATATCACAGTACCAAAATCGGGATTCATTAATTTCTCACCTTTGCGAATGTAAAAATGATTTATGATATCCTGTTTGACAAGATCAATATCATACGACTTGAAATTAGATTTAGTTTCTTGAGAACTGAAACCCTTGTAGGTAAATGCTGCTGTGCTGTTATTACCAGTACTGGCGGTAAATGCAGCCACTGATTTTTTGTTATATATTTTTGCCATTTTATGTATCTCTATCAGTACTTGTTGGTGTTAGCAGTGTTGGCGCTTGATTTTCATGCAGCAGCCAAGGTTCGTGCATTGGAATTCGTTTCATTATGCTTGTCATAGTACCATTCTGATATCTCTTTTTGTTAACCCATTCACTGCTAGAACTAGTTTTAGGATTAGTATGAGTACTCAACGGCGAAGCAGGAGTTGCTGCTACTGCCAGTCCAGAATTTAAATTAATGTTGCCACCGTCAATATTGGTATCTGATGATTTAATGTTAGTCGCTCCGCCTGAAGACAATTTCGTACCTGATCCCGATACAAGATCAAATCCTGCTCCCACAGTGATCTTGCCATCTGCAGCAGCAATTATATTCACGCTGCCAACTGATTCTAATTGCATTTTTCCGCCAGCTGCTTTTATATTCACATTGCGGCCAGCTTCAAAATTTATGTCTCGATCGGCACGAAAATTTAAATCATTCTCAGTGTGTATACTAATACTGTCTTCAGCATAGATGTCAATTTTTCCATTGCTGGTTAATTCAATCCATGCGGTACCACGTGCATTTCCTATGTAAATTAAGTCTTCGCTATTGTGCAAAAGTATTTGATGACCGGTACGAGTACGCACTCTAAAATATTCATTAAAGGGAATATCTACGTTGCCTTTTTCTTTTTTTTCAACTTCTGCATATTCGACTGGACCTTCGCCTGCAGGCTTTTTTCTAATAAAACGATCATCACCGTCATCCATTACTAGGGTAGTACCTCCAAGTCTACTGGCCGGAAGTTGCACAGGACTTTTGCTCTGCGGACTGCCTATGAATTGTTTCTTGGCATTGGCGCCTCTATCAAATGGGCCGGGAGTTGAGATACCAAATACTGAATTAGGTACCATGCGTCTACCGCTTGACGTGGTTATTCCTCTAACATCATCCTCTAATAGACCCTGTTCTAAGAATCTGTCAGCTATGGGGTGTATGGCTTTTTTTATTTTTTCAGTGTTTGTGCCTTTTTCAAGAGTGTTGGCTTTTCTATTAATTTCTGCTACAGGCAAAGGCAAGGTAGTATCGTATTTCTTTTTTTGTTCTGCGGTGGCTTCAAAGGCTGACGATGCTCCTATGGCTGGAATCATCTGATTCATAAATCTACCGGGCACACAGCCTATAAAATAACCTTCAGATGCATCACCATTCACAAAGGCTACTAATACTGTGGTACCTATTTCCACAGCAGGGAACCACATGCCATAGGTTTTCTGCGTGTCATTGAAATCGGCCACATTCTGGCCCATGTTTTCATATGCAGTAGATCCATAAAAAGGGCTGGCATATTTTACACTGTAACTTTGTCCGCTGTCTCCAATGTCGTTGCCAATTTCTCTCAACAGAGTGACTTCAAGGCCGCACATAAACGATGGGTCAAGATAACCAACCACCTTGGCCATCATTATACCTACGGGTAGTTTGGTACCACCGGGTTTTTCAGGTGAGCGTTTTTCTATGGCCATTTATTATCCTGGGAAGTCGCCGAGGTCGGCATTGTTTTGTGCTATCTCTTCATCTGTATAATCAACTGGACCAGTCTTGGGCGGTTCTTCTTTTGTAGTGTCGTATACTGATGAATTTTGTGCGGAGATTTTTGCTGTGCCCACATAGTCGATATCTTGTTGTGGTTGACGAGCTAGTTTTAGAGTCTGTTGAAAGGTTCCTCCGGAAAATTTGCTTTCAACTTCCGTGACTTTGTAAATTCCACTGAAAGGCGTTACTTTTCCACCGTTGGGAAAATTATATAATCCGCCTTGTCCTGAGGTGCCAAGATTAGGTTCAATAGGATTGCGCCACGTGATATAAATGAATATCTCACTGCCTTCCCAATTCATAGATGCGTCTGCTTTGATTAGCTCGTTGGGTCCTTCATCTGCAAAGTAATTTGAATTTAGGCCACTGTCAGAAAGATAATATAGGTCCCCTAGGATATCTATATTCACAGTGACCATATCCGAACTTCTAGTGAACGATTGATTAAAATTATCTGCCACCATCTGTTCAACTGTTTTTTCGCCAGAGGCCGACGGAAAAGTCAATAAAGGATTTGGTTTAGTAGGCGCAGATCCATTAACTGACAAGGTGCTTTCGGGAGCATCACCTGTTTGTAATCTTCCCTGTGGTACCTTTTCTTCCGCAGTATCAGCAGTTTCTTTGTTGGCAATATTGGCATTATTTTGTATAGGCCTAGGGGAAATTCCCGTATAAAATTGTCCGTTAAATTGCAAGTCAAATTTTATTATATCATTGTTTTGACCGGTGAATAGATAGTCATATCTCTTGGCAATTATTCTTTCTAGTTTTGCTTGACCTGGCGTGGCTGAAGTTGAATTTTGAAAAATAGCGCCGCTGACTCTAAATGGCACAACTCTATAGATATATCTCCTTGCTCGCATATTTCTAATAGGATCAAACTCCAACAATTGAATCTGCACATCAATCCTAAACCAATCAACTTTTCCATCATTTTTTGAAACAGCGTCTTCTTTCAATCTTGAAATACAGTATTCACTAGACAACAGCACACGTTGGATTACTTCTGTGATCTTTGTTTGCTGCGGAAATCTTATTTCTCGCTGTTTGGGATCAATGGTCATTGTTTCTCTTACTATCCTACCATCTTCGTCAACTGTATCTCCGGCCAGTTTGAAATTGTAATTACCGCCAGAGGTTTCAGAAAAACCCATGCTGGCTTTGCCCATATCACCTTCACCAAAATTTTCAGCCAGCGCCTGTCTTTCAGAAGCAGAAATTGTTTGTGTTTTTTCCTTTTTTGGATCTGCTATGGCTTTGAGCAATTCAGTATTATCCGAAGTGCTAATGCCAATGGGATCTGATGACGTTACAGGGAATACAACTTCGTAGATATCTGCATACCTAGCTTGACCGTCACTAACTTTTTTCAACTGTGTTTCATTCAATCTTGCACAGAGGCTTTCTTGTCCTGACACCAAGACTTCGGCAACTGTCATACCTGTGATTTTCAAATCAGTGGTGATATTTGTAACCACATCGCTGAATCCGGCATAGTGCATGGGCGAAGCTTCAACTGTGTATTTGCTGCCGGCTTCGTCTACTTTGAATTCTACTTTGGTTATTTTAATTGTAAAGTACTTGGTCAACTCATCAGAACCCTTGTATACGGCACCGTCATCAGAGGATCCGTTTATTTCGAGTTTTAACAAGTAAGGACAATCATTGAGATAAGAGGGATATCCTGCATTTATGGCAGCTGCCTGCAGACTTTGTAAAAATATTCCCAAAGAATAAGGTTCATATACATCAAATTTAAAACTTGTTACATTGGTATTTCCAGCGGCTGCGCTGCCGCCTAGCTGTGCGGACAACTGAAAATTATCAATAAAATATTCTGGAGCTCCGTACAAGGTGTTTGTACGACTAACATCATATCTTCCTGCAGAGGACAACACAATGTTGTCCAACAAATATGGTGAGCCTCGGTATGAACTAGGTCTATTAAATTGTTCTGGTGTGAGGCAGGCCAAGGTCCATAGAGGTGAATAGGAAGCAAATTGCTCAAGCACATTCTGATACGGTGGTCCACCTGCTGGCGGTTTGACTGTGCCAAATGACTTCAGCAAACTGGTAAGACTGGGATTTTCTACGACCTGTGCAATTTTTGAAACGTTGAAACTGGCGGCATTGGCACTGACAGCATTGGTTATTTGTTTTGCTGCTCCTGTGATCAATCCTGAAGTGGTTGCAATTTGTGAAATTGCCTGACCGGCAGGAGTTAATAAATTAGCAAATGTTCGACCAATGTCTCGAATATCTGGCATATTATATTCCTATGAATCGTTCTATATTGGTTTTTTTAGGACAATATATCACTGTGCCCGGAGCAAAATCGTATATAGGATCTTTGAGAATTTCCATATTTCGTTGCACAAATACCCACCACAGATTGGGATTTCCGTAAAGGTCAAAGGCTAGTAAATCTGGTCTATGTTTGTATTGTGTTTCTATGGTATAGGCAAAATCGTCTGCTTCGGCCGGTACCGGTCGTATAGTCAATAATTCTAGATAAGAATTATTTGCCACAGTGTTGTAGTAAGGAGATGTTTTTTTATATGATGCCATGTTATACAAATCCCTGACCAGCCACAATGTTGCCTTTGGCGTATTCTGCTAGATTAAACTGCCTTAGTCTTGTTCTGTTATAGATAGGAGCCACGGTCACTGAAATCGTGCTCATCACCGGTACCCATGTTGGAGCAGCACCATTCAACGCATGTTTGATATAGGCTGTGTCGTCTTTAAAATCCACAGAGAAATTTTTAATTATTACCGGGACTCCTGCAAATACTCTGGCTCCGTAACCTGTAAGATTACAAATTATAGGTGGATTACCCACATTGGGTCCCGAGCCAAAAAACATTCGAGTAGCAGTTTTTAAAAAGGTAGTAGCTTGAATCCAATATTCTGCATCAAGTTCATTTTCTACAGAAAACTCTCCAGAAATTTGTATGTCGTCAATTTGACTATTCTTATAGGCATAAAACGGTTGGTTACTGTGTACTGGATCTATTTGAGAATAATTGGCCTTGGAAGAAACTGTGATCTGCGGAAGATAGGGCCAGGTGAATCCTCCGGTGGATGACAGTCTTGAGAATGCTGTGCCAAACAGTCCAAAATTGGCATTGATTTTTACTCTCCAGTCATTGGCGGAACCCGGTTCTAACTTTACAAACGTACCCTGCTGACTAAATAATTCTGCACCACTAGGCAAGTTCTTTCCTCGGACCATACTTAATAAATTGTTTACCATACCCGCAGCCGATGAAACCGACTTAGCTAATGAAGCAATACCTCCACCAAGGCCGCCACTGGCCAATCCTAATTTGTCAAGACTTGCCCCGATCGCAGCGCCAGCATTGCTGAGTCCACCGGCGACACCGCCGAGTGACGCAGCGGCTCCTGAAATTGCACTAGTGGCATTGGAAGCTAGACCTTGTAGAGCACTCCCAACACCTGTGGCATTCGACGCAAGGCTTTGTACTGTGTTGCTGATACCGCCCATGGCTCCTGTGACTCCGCCCAATGCTCCTTGGGCATCATTGGCAAGATTTCCGGCCGCGGCCGTAAATCCGTTAAGTCCAGTACCTATTTCTCCGCTTAAACGGCCAACCTTGGCACTAAGCTCTGATTTCAGTGAAGCAAAATTTTCTACCGACGCATTGGCGGCGGCGGCTGCATCTGCAGCTATTGTTTCAGTCTGTTTTGAAACTCCTGCAACCAGTTTTGCAAAAGGATTGCCGGGACCTGCTGATGGGGTTGATCCACCGCCACCAAACGCTGCTGTCAATCTTTCATTAATGCCCCTGTTGTTGGCAACCTGTTCTGCCGTGATACCTTCAGGATCGCCGCTGGCCTTGTTGATTCGTGCAGCTTCTTGTGCTGGAGTTTCAGGATAAGAGTTACGTGCCATTTTGAGCAAATTTCCTTGTCATATAGACTATTTATTGTTGACAAAATGTGCTATTATATTAATAACCGGAGAATTCTAAAACAATGACTATAATTACGCAGCCTCCTAAGATCAAGTATCTTACCAACAAGGATCTACTAAAAGAAATACATCTCAGCAAGAATACCTATTGCACCTATACGGATCCTGCATATGGAGATTACGATCTAATCATTCCAAATTTGTCTAAGATTAATATTAGAACAATTGCCGATGCCAAGCGGAATCGCGCAACTAAAATGGGTAAAAAAGCTCATGAACTTGCACAGTCAGGTGGAAAGAAATTTCCTGCAAAGGACTATGAAGTTGATTATAAAAAGATAGCAAAAACTGATGTGGTGTTTAGAGTCATGACCTTTGAACATGTGCCGCTGGCACCAGGAAGAAAAAAGACTCTAAAGAATACCGCAGACAGTCATGAGAAGGTGAACTTTCCTCCTTTTCAACACTGGAAGTTTGACGAAAACGACAATCTAATACTGGTAGGTAAAAGTCATTGGAAAGGTGATTTTGTAACAGGCGAGTTTAACAAAGAACATGGCAAAATGACAGACAACCTAGCTCGTATGTTTTTAAAATTGTGCGAGCGATATGCAACTAGAGGCAACGTCCGTGGTTACACCTACAATGATGAAATGCGGGGACAGGCTATCCTCCAACTCACACAGATCGGTTTACAATTTGATGAATCAAAATCAGACAATCCGTTTGCCTACTACACTGCTGCTGTGACAAATAGTTTTGTACGTATCATTAACATTGAAAAACGCAATCAAAATATCCGTGATGATATTTTAGAAATAAATGGCATGAATCCATCATGGACAAGGCAGAATGCATCGGGCAAGCCGGGTGGTGGATATGGACCCGTTAGCACTGCTCCGGTAGATGGTGGTAGTGATTGGGATTGACCTAGTGGTTGTAAACGTGTTACAATAACTAAGGAGATTCTATGTCATTATTCAAAAAAGTAGCCTGCTTCACTGATATCCACTTCGGATTAAAATCCGGTAGTAGAACACACAATCAAGATTGTGAAGATTTCGTCTCGTGGTTTTGTGAAACTGCCAAACAAGAAAATTGCGAGACAGCAATTTTTCTCGGCGATTGGCATCATAATAGAAACACCACTGATGTGTCTACTATGAACTATACAGTTTCTAATCTAGAGAAGTTGAGCCAATCATTTGAAAAAGTCTATTTCATTCTAGGCAATCACGACCTGTTTTACAAAGACAAGCGTGAAATCAACTCCGTTGAATTCATGCGTCTGTTCCCAAATATTATTCCTGTTAGAGAACGGCTTACTGAAGGCGATGTAACTATTATGCCTTGGTTAGTAGGTGACGAGTGGAAAACTATTCCGGACATCCGGAGTCGGTATCTGTTTGGTCACTTGGAACTGCCTAGTTTCTACATGAACGCCATGGTGCAGATGCCGGATCACGGAACTATTCAATCAGGACACTTTGCCAATCAAGAATATGTGTTCACTGGGCACTTTCATAAACGACAAAACAACAGAAATATACACTACATCGGTAATGCATTTCCTCACAACTATGCAGATGCTGGAGACGACGATCGTGGCATGATGATGCTAGAGTGGGGTGGTAAGCCTGAGTTTCGCACTTGGTCTGATCAGCCTGTTTATCGCACTTTCAAACTGAGTCAAATTATTGATCGACCAGACGAACTTCTAAGAGAAAAGATGCATTGCCGGGTGACTATTGATTTGCCTATCAGCTTTGAAGAAGCAAACTTTATCAAAGAAACATTTATGCCGCAATACAAATTGCGTGAGCTTATGTTAATTCCTGAAAAAGTTGAAGTAGATGCACAGTCTACACCTATCGATATCAACTTCGAATCAGTTGACACCATTGTGATGAATCAAATTAATGCCATCGACAGTGATACCTTTGACAAGGCTCTGCTGTTGGAGATCTACAATAACCTATGATTAAAATTAAAGACCTAACAGTTAGAAACTTTATGAGCGTGGGCGCACAGACCCAGGCCATCAACTTTGATAAAGGACAACTAACTCTAGTGCTAGGAGAAAATCTAGACCTAGGCGGTGATGACAGCGGCGCCCGCAATGGCACAGGCAAAACCACTATTATCAATGGCCTTAGCTATGCAATCTTTGGTACTGCGTTAACCAATATCAAGAAAGATAATCTTGTTAACAAGATCAACAACAAAGGAATGCTGTGTACAGTTAGTTTTGAAAAGGACGGTATCGACTATCATATTGAACGTGGTCGTAAGCCCAACATTTTAAAATTCACTGTTAACGGTCAGGAACAAGAAAACCCGGATCAAGACGAAAGTCAAGGAGATTCAAGAGAAACACAAAAAGATATTGAAGATGTATTTGGCATGACTCATGACATGTTCAAGCATCTTGTGGCCTTAAACACTTATACAGAACCGTTTCTTTCTATGAAGGCTGCGGATCAACGTTCTATCATTGAACAACTGTTGGGTATTACACAATTAAGTGAAAAGGCAGAAGCACTTAAAGAACAGATCAGGCAGAGCAAAGATAGTATTTCTACAGAAAATATAAAACTTGAAACTATCAAAGCCAGTAATGAACGTATTCAACAGAGCATCGAAGCTCTTGAGCGCAAACAACGTCTGTGGGAAGAACAACACGAAACTGCTCTTGCTAATTTAACCAAGGCAATCGAAAAACTGTTGGATATTGAGATTGATGAAGAAATTGCCAACCAACGTGCTCTAGTAGAGTGGAACAAAAGTAAAAAAGAACGTGATAGTCTCACTGTTCTTATTGCCAAGCAAACTAGTACACTAGAAAGAGAACAGCGAACGCTGGAAAAGCTAGAAAGAGAGCTAATAACTCTTGCAGATCACAAGTGTCATAGTTGCGGTCAAGACCTGCATGACACCAAACATGATGAAATGATGTCTGCTAAAAGCAAGCAGATTGAAGAAAGCCAAGGACACTTAAAAACTCACAGCGAAGAACTTAGCGAACTCAACGAAGCACTTAGCCTAGTTGGTGAATTGAGTCAATGCCCCACAGTTATCTATGACAATCTAGAACAGGCGCTCAATCACAAGAACACTCTGAGCGGCCTAGAGCGTGATTTAGAAATCAAAGTTTCGGAAGATAATCCTTATATTGAGCAAATTGAAGAATTACGCAACACCGCTGTACAAGAATTAGACTATGAAAGTGTGAACAAACTGGTGCGTGTAAAAGATCATCAAGAGTTTTTACACAAGTTGCTGACAAATAAAGACAGTTTTATCCGTAAGCGGATTATTGATCAAAATCTTGCCTATCTAAATCAACGACTGACCTATTATCTAGATAAGATTGGTCTGCCGCATCTAGTAGAATTTCAAAACGACCTAACTGTTATTATAACACAACTAGGACAGGATCTAGACTTTGACAATCTAAGTCGTGGCGAACGCAATCGATTAATTCTAAGTCTAAGTTGGGCGTTCCGTGATGTATGGGAAAACTTATATCAAGCAATTAATCTACTGTTCATTGACGAATTAGTAGATAGCGGTATGGATGCCAGCGGAGTTGAATCAAGTATTGCAGTACTTAAAAAGATGACCCGTGAACGCAACAAGAATGTATTCTTGATTTCACATAGAGATGATTTAGCCAGTCGTGTTAATCATGTGCTCAAGGTGATTAAAGAAAACGGATTTACCAGCTATTCAAACGATGTGGAGATTGTTGCTTGAGTTCAGAAAGCCACGATAAAATGATTGCTGCTTTTCAGGAATATTTTAAGTGGCAGGATCGATTTGAGTACAAAGGCTCCGACGAAGCAGGCATTAAGGCACGATATTGGCTGAGTGAGATACGCAACGAAGCAAGCACTAGGCGAGTGGAAATACAGGCAAAAAGAGACGAACGTAAACAAGCCAGAAAAGGCATGATAGGAAGGCCCAAGAAAATAAGTACCTGATGACATGGTACTATAAGAAGAAAGAAGTTATTGAAATCTCCGAAGATTACATCGGGTTCGTATATCTTATTACCAATGTTGTCTCTGGGCGCAAGTATATAGGCAAAAAACTAGCCAAGTTTGCAAAAACGACCTACAAGACGGTAACGTTAAAGAACGGCAAAAAGAAGAAAAAGAAGATTAGAGGCAAAATTGAAAGCGACTGGAAGGACTATTATGGTTCTAGCGATGCGCTAACAGCGGACGTTGAGTCATTAGGCAAAGAAAACTTCACCAGAGAAATACTATTCTACTGCAAAAACAAATCAGAGTGCAGCTACATCGAGGCAAGAGAACAATTCAAACACAAAGTTCTAGAATCCGCTGACTGGTACAACGGTCACATACAGGTTCGAGTTCACGGCTCACACATCCTCAAAAAACCTAAAACATAACAAACACACACTGCCGCGAGGCACAGATAGGCTCAATAAATCTAGGCAACAAACTGCCAAATAAGCCCGCACCGGCGTTGTTAGTGTGCCCTTAAAGCTGGATCTCGGATCGCAGTCAATGGAATTCCCTACTTGGTAGAGGGGTTGTACAGTAGTATCCTTAAC